ATCATGAAGTAGTCCGTCTGTCTCAATGTCAAAAACAAGCATTACTTAGTTTTCCAAACGTACGTCTTATCTTTAAAGGCTGCCTTCTTGACAGCTTCAGGAGTAGGAGGATTAGGGTACTTAAGATCCAAATAGGTGTACCAAGGATGTTTAAAAGTCTGTTGTTGCATCGAACTCTTGTTGAGCTTCATTCTCTATGAATCGGTTAGTGGATAGGTCGTATCTGATTGAACAAGCGACACCTGTCTCGCCTGAATAGCGATTTTTGAGGACTCTAATAGTTGTATCAGAGTGTTCAGATCCGTTCTGTTGATCTCTTTCGAGTGCAATAACTGCGTCAGACAACTGAGCAATGCTCGCACTTCCTCGCAGCTGTCCAAGCGTGACTCGTGCTCCTTCTTCATGGTTTTGATCTGATTGCGTACGGCGTAAATGGGAGACAAGAAAGAGAGAAATACCAGTACGCTCAACCAAAGAACGTAGACGAGTCATAGTCTTATCAATCGTCTTCCGCTCATCTCCATCAAGACCAGACAGCAGGATGCTGAGGTGATCAAGGAAGATGATCTTGGTATCAAGTCCAACCGCTAGGTATTCAATGCGGTTGTAGATAATGTCTGGGTCATAAGACCCGAAGCCATCAAATAGGTATAGGTTCCAATCAGCTAGTGTCTCATCATAGAGAGACATCAGCTTCTCTGAATCATGCTCACCAATGTGCAAGCTTTCGCCTGCAGCACAGCTCATTAGACCGAGAGCAGTGCGCCGATTCGATTCTTCAAGAGCCAGGTAACCGACCCTGTTTCCATCCTGTAGTAGTGAAGCTGCAAAGTTCCTGCAGAATGAGGACTTGCCTGTTCCACTGCCTGCAGTAATCGTAACAAGCTCTCCGTATCTTGCACCATGTAATAGGTTGTCGAGTCCTTTGATTCCGTAGCTGAAGTCACTTGGTGGTTGTTGCTTGATGATTTCGGAGAGGAGTGATCGTCCTTCCACGATTCCATCTGGTCGATAGGGTTTGGCATCCCAAATAGCTCGAATGAGTGTTTCTCTTTCATTGTTCTGTAATGCTTCTGAGGCGTCCTTATACGCCGCTAGAGATGCGATGGAACACTTACCGGGTGGTAAGAGATCTGCGCATTCTTTAGCTGCCTTCCTGCCTGGCTCATCGTTGTCAAAGAAAAGGACAACAGTCTCATAACCCTGAAGAAGTTCTAGGTTATTTTGGATAGCCTTCTTGGCTGACGCAGCGCCTGAAGGAAGACTGACCATCGGCCACTTAGGTTGAACCTCAGCGCAGCTTGCTGCATCGAGTTCTCCTTCAGTGATAACGATTCGTTTTCCTGTACTAGGCCATAGATGCTGGCCGAAAAAAGATCCATCGGTATCTCCTTCATACCAGAATGTTTTGTCTTTGGATTTGACCTTGCAACCAAGCAAGACACCATCCTTTGAATAGTAATAATGTCGGAGGTAATCTCCGTCTCGGTAGATCTTGTACTTTTGACAAGTCTGCTCGCTAAGTCCACGTCCTTTGAGTGGTCGTGCCTCGCCTTGTAAGGTGACTTTACCTGTCACTTGTTTAATCTCTCCATCTGAAGGGAAATATGTATGGCAAGAAAAACAGAAGGCATGTCCATCGGAATAAAGTGACTTAGCATCTGAGCTGCCACAAGCTTCACAGTTTTCATGCCTTAAGAATTCACTAACCACTCGATCGGAATGTCCGTGAATGTCGTCCATTTAATGTCGTGCTTATCGCACCACTGAGCGTATGTTGTTTTAGATTTTTTATTGATTCGATTGTATGGAGTTTGAAAAACCATACGGATATCTAGGTGTGGATTCTGTTCTTTTACCGCCTTGATCTTCCTTCTATCTTCAGGATCCCAATAGCCTTTGCACTCCAGAAAAATCCCAGAAGGCAAGAGAAAATCAGGAGTGTAGTTATGTTGAATGATATACGGTACAAGCGTCGATTCATATTCATATGTGACACCTAGATTATCCATCAGTTCAGCAACTCTCTTTTCAAGCCCTGACCGGAACTTCATTAGAAGTCGTCGTCATCAACCGCAGATGCAGCGGAAGGAGTGACGTTCGGCTCACTAGCTTTAAAACCAGCAGTTGTACCGAATAGGTCTGCAACGTCGGAAGCGGTGAGGTCGCCACTATCAACGCCAGCATCGGAGTTGATAGCAACAAGCTGAATACCAACGAGCTTAAGAGAAGTCCCATAAGTGACGCCATCACGCAGAATGTATGGTTTTTGATAGAAAGCAAGCTTCACTTGAGCGCCTGCATAAATAGGCAGGTTCTCATCAGTGATGTGTGTACCTTCGGTATCGACCACAGGTGGCTTGGTCTCCTCATTCCAGGAGAACTTCACCTTGTATTTGTCAGTAGCAACCTCTTCCCAAGGCTCAGGCTTGAGAGTTGATCGCTTAGGGTTCTTGAGTTTCGACTCGGCCCATTTCAGGGACTCAGAGCGATCCTCTTCCAGTTTGTCTACAAGACCACCATCAATGATGGCAGACAGTGAGTAACCAAACTTGGAAGGTTTCAGTACTGCTTGGTACCCGTCGAGAACAACAGGACCGTCAGTTTTAATAATGTTTCGTGCCATTAGCAAAAGAAGTAAGTGGAATCAATCACGGATTCTGGCTCCAGATCTCCGATGATCGGTGGTTTCGATTGAGCGCCTATCTGGCTTGCCCAATCGGTTAAGTATTCGTGTTCAGCAAAGAGATGCATGTACGTCTCTCTGACAATCCTCGATAAAGTATCCATGTCGCAAGCACGACACAAAACCGAGTCGTGTATGACGGCCAACGGAGCGTTGAAGCGTGTTGCAGATAGGTGTAACAGTGAAGCATCGAGTGAATGGATAAGGTTGGGTGCAGTTGCGTTCTTGTGGTGGTTGAGATCAACCTCGTCGCTGTCATCTGTTGCGACTGTTAATTTGCATCGACCAAGTAACTTCAGTTCTAATATCTCAACTAGCTTCTTGTTTAATTTCTGGTGTACGACAAACCCTGATGGTGTTACCCATTCAAGGAACTCCTTACCAGACTTGATAGCTTGAGCTACCTCTTCCTCAATCCATTTCATTACTGCCATAGGACCAGGTACAACGACA